TAGGCTAGTTATGTCTGTAATTTTCCCATCATTAAAAAAGACGCCCCTTTGCCAATGCAATAAGTCGGCTTCGTCAACAAAATATTTATTTATATTAGATAGGTGATTTGATAGGGCAATATCATCATCATCCCAAACCGCTATGGTGTCGTATTTACAATTAGATATTGCGAAGTTTTCTTTTTCGCCTATAGTATCAAATGTTTTATCTAAATTAATAATCCTAACTTGAGGATGGTCAAAAATCAACTTTTGAAGAGGATAATCATTAACAATCAACAGTTCTGAA